ACCAATCGTCGTGCTGGACAGTTTGATAAGGCCTTCGCGGCCGAGTTTGGTAGCCATAGAATTAGTCGGTTGAAAAGTAGATGCAGTTGAAAGTGTGACGAGCCGATCCGAAGCGCCGGTCCTCATCTGGCTCGATCGTATAATCGACTGCCGTCAAATGCAGATCTTGACATACGCCACCCAGCGTCACGTCGGCGAGCACGGCCGCCTCGACCGCTGCGCTCCCGGTGTCAAAAAGATCGTCGATCAAATAGGTCCCGCTCTCGGCGACAAAGTAGTCTACAATGAGCTGGAGCTGCCGGTATTGCGTGCGGTTGCTCGGCCCGAGTGTGCGGACCTCGATCTGCTCGCTGACCGCGTAAACGGCAGCGGCCGGGAAGCTGATACTGGCAATCGTGTTGTTTCGCCCGCGGAGGATGTTCGCCGTCGGCACGACGAGAGCGCCGGTCAGCGCGGCGCCAGTTGCGTTGCGGATGTTTGTGCGGGTGCTCATGCTGTTGGGGTTTTGATTGGCATCGCACCGCCGACACGGGTGAAGCCAAGATTGACGGCGCGGTTGGCAAGAACGGCGGCGACTTTCCTGGTGGTTGTTTTGATGCGTGAATTTATAGTCCCGTCAATCATGCGCTGATAATTTGAGATCTTCACGTTACTAGCCGTAGCCTTAATAAATGGATCCTGTCCAAAGGTAGAACGCACCGAACCAAAAAGCGTATTCCCTCCAGCCTGTGGCTTAAGTTTGTCGCTGAACTTTTTATAGCGCGCGCCAGTTACTATTGCGGATGACCTCCAGCCGCTGACACTCCAGCCAACTCGATCTTCCATCGTCTTTCGTACACGACGAAAATCCAATCCAAACGCAAGGACTCGCGGCTTGCCTTCAATTCTGCCGTTTGCGTTTCGCTTACTGCGATGATATTTCTTGATAGCATCTTCGCTTTCAAGCAGAGGCTTTCCGTAATAGTGTGAGAGCTTAGGATTATTGAGCAGCAGACGCAACTTCTCGACCTTACGATTGCGCACGTATCGCGCCATAGATTTATAAAATCCGCCTTCGGTCGCCTTAGCTTGTAGGTCTTGGTAAACCAACGGTTCCGCGAGCTTGTTAAAATCTCCGCGCACCGCGTTGACGCCTTGGGCCTTTTGTTTTGGACGGGTGAATTTCACGATGGTCTGGATCGCGTACTTGGCTTCTTCTTTAATCACCGAGCCAAGATCAACTTTTGCCGCTTTCGCCAAAAGATGTAGCTGCATTTCAAGCTGCGAAAAACTGGTTTTAATATCAATCATATCGACTTGCAGACTTCGATTTCGCAGCCGGCGCCCTCAGCGTCCAGGGTCACGCGCTCGATGAAATAGGTGATGCCCGCCCGTGAGAGAGTCTGCGTGACCTGGGGCACGGCGCTGACGCTCGAGGTCAGTAGGAAAACCGTGAACTTACTGTCGTCGCGACGCTGGTCCTCGAAGTCCGCGAAAGCATCGCGCGATGACGACCAGACGCCGGTGATCGAGGTGCTCTGATACGTGAACGAGATCCCGGCCTGCGCGAGTATCGCCGAGAAGTCGGAATTGATCTGCGTCGGGTCGAAGTCTCGGACGGCGGCCATATAATTGTGCGACTTGTCAAACGGCGCCGAAGTGCAGCGCGTGCAGCGCCGGCCGGTTCGCTTTGAGCCAGGGCTCGGCATCGGCCATGCACCTGGCTGCGTCGTTGCCGCAAGTCTGTGAGCCGACGTGGTGCACGTAGGCCCGGGAAACAAAGTGCCGGCGCTTCATGTCCGCGCATTGCACGTCGTCGCTAAACCAGTTGATCGGCGGGAAATCGACCCACGCATCCCGGCGGATCCACGCGCAGATCGGCGCGATGACCGGCGTCTCGACGATGCTGCGCTCCGACTCGAACCGCAGGAACTCCAAGCGCCCGGTGCCGCAACGAATGTTCTGTGCGCCTCGAGCATAGTCCGACCTGGCTGCAACGTAGCCAAGATCCGCGACCGCCTCCTTTAGCAGAGCAACATCCGCCAGGAGCCTCGCCCAGGTCGTCGGCGTGAAAACGATATCGTCGTTGCAGATGATGAGCTCGGTGTGGCGAGTGAAGGCGTCGCGCATCGCAAAGTTGTAGGCCTCGCCGAACGTCGCGCCGACCTTGAAATGCACGTGCTTTTCGACCCCGGCCGGCACATAGGCCTTGATCGAGGCGAGCATGACCTCGAGGCAAGCCGAGTTGACCGTGCAGATAACGATGGCCGGCTGTTCGCTCATGGCTTTTTTGTCCCGAGGATCTGCTCGATGTTCTCGGCGTCAATCAGCGTGCAGCCACTCGCCAGGATCCGCTCATCCCAGCCGTGCGGTGCGACCATGCCATCCTCGGCATTGACCTGGATCACGCCCAGATCCGCTGCGCTGGGCTCGCCTACGTCATGCAGGAATTGTTTGGCCATGTTGATCGTCTCGGCGTCGTCGGCGCGCACCAGGAAGCGATGCTCGATGCGGTCCGGCTGCGCCGCGGTCGAGAGCCACGCGTCACGGAATGACACCGATCGGGTCGAGTTGCCGAGGGTCTTTTGCATGATTCGGATCCTCGGCTGGGTATGCTTGTGAAACACGAGCTGCATCGCCGCGGCGTCGTCCAGTTGGCCGGCGAGACGAAACGCGCGCGCCGCCAGGTCGTGGCCGGCCCAGTTGTACCATTTGACCTCGTGAGTCCACGGCCGCTCTTTCTCGGTCGGCTCCGGCAAGGTCAGCATCCTCGACGCCCAGAAGCTCGCCCGCTTGCCGTCGTTGCGCTCAAACGCCAGGAGGATGATCGACGCAATCGCCTCGCGACACCACGGGAAAACACCATGCGCGCTCATCGCGAAGCCCATCGCCTCACGCCGGGAAGCGACCAGTCGCGCGAGGTTGAGCTGGACCTCGTATCTAAAGCTGTCGTCGAGGTTCGGGAAGCTCAGCGCGATGCGGCCGAACTGCTCCGCGGCCGTCTTGTTGCCGGCGCAATAGTGCTCTTGGTGCACGTAAAAATACTGCGTTGCAGACTCGGCCACGCTCCGCCCCAGGATCGCCAGGTTCCGCTTGCGGTTGTCCTGCTTGATCGAGATCGGCTTGTGATGCCAGACCGGCGTCGCCCAATCGAAATGCCGATCGTTCGGCAGCAAGAGCAGATTCTCGTGTACGTCATGATGCCAGACGCGACCGCTCGCAAATGCGCTGCGCCGAATGATCCGTTCGCGGTGCAGCTTTTTGCCGGTGCCGTGCACATCATACGGGCAGCGAAGCATGAGCACGTCCTCGGATAGCTCGGCTAGCCTGTCCCGGAGTTTGTCAGCATCCGCGATCACGTCGTCGCAGTCCGCCCAGATCAGCCAGTCGCCGCACGCCTGGGCGAAGGATTGGTTGCGAGCGCGCGCGAACGAATCGACATGCTTCCAGGCTTGGGATGTCGCGCCGTTTTTGTATTCTGAAAAGATAAAGCCGACGGAATTCTGCATGCACCAGGTGCGCACGATCTGTTCGGTCGCATCCGGTTCCTGGGAGCCGATGGCGCGCACGAGTGAGACCTCGTCGATCACGCCGTTGAAGCTATCGAGCATGGCGCCGATCTGTGCCGCTTCGTTGCCCGCAATTACGCAGAGAGAAAGTATCATAGTCGTCGTTGTGTGTGCGTCAGGTCTTGCGGATCTCCCGGAATGGTCAAAGCAAAAAGCCCCACGCCGTGAAGCGTGAGGCTTTAAGATCAAAATCCGTTTAAGGATTAGGAATACTGCGTGGTCACGATCTGACCGGCATTTGCATTGACGATTTTTTCTGCCACATAGTGCGAAGCCCGCACGATGTTGGATTTGATCGCCTCTTCGCGGTACGTCGAGACGCCGACTGCACTGCCGTACTCACTCCAGTTCAATGTAAAGCCAGCACCGCCTCCAAAATAGCCGGCCGAAGCCTGCGTGACGGAACCGACGAAGATCGAGCTGTTGCTCCAGATATTTGAGGAGGAAAAAGCGACTCCCTCGGGGGCTGCATCATATGACGCACGGCCAATCAAAACCTGATTTACGCCGAAGACCTCCGCGGCCGCCTGCTGGCTGGCATTGAGGATCGTGTCGGACGAAATGCCAGCGCCCCGCAAACGATTTTGGAATTTGGTGCTTGCGCGGACTCGGGTCCACACGCTTGCCGACATCACAACAGCGAGGTTCGTCACGCTCTCGCCCTTAGCGAGCAAACGGTCGATTGCGTCTTGTACGTCAGCGCCGACATCGAAGGTAGCCAGATTGGCGGTCGTGTAAGCGGTGCCGGAGTTCGTCGCGGTGAACGTCGAGTTGTCGAAGATTTTGGCATCGACGCGAAGCTCGTGAGCGAGGAGCAGCTTGCGTTTAGCGAGCTTGGCCGCCATCGTTTCCGCGTCGAAAAAACGCGCAAGGTCGTAACCTACTGTATCGTCTACAGATTCCTCATATCCGTATTCTTGGGCTAGGTAGGAATCTTGAACAAAAGAACGCGTGCCACGAGCGTATGCGCTGTAAGGCGAACGAGCTTTAACGTCGCTCTTGAGGAGCTGACCCTCCTTTAGAACGAAGGACGGATATTGGCCGGCGCGAACTGGAACGTC